GGTTGTTGACTCATTATCGCTATGTATCATACATGATACAAGCGACACAACCGTTTTAGGCATAAAATGAAATCTCTACGAATAACACCAATTAACCTAGATGAAGCAAACGCTTTTGTAGAATCCAACCACCGACATCACAAACCTGTGCCGGGAGCGAAGTTTTGCGTAGCTGTTTCTGAAGACAACGATGTTGTGGGTGTTGCGATTGTAGGCAGGCCAGTCTCAAGACACTTAGATGATGGATGGACGCTCGAAGTAAATCGTTGTTGTACGAATGGAGCTAAGAACGCTTGTTCTATGCTTTATTCGTCAGCTTGGAGAGCTGCAAGGGCAATGGGTTATCAAAAACTAATCACCTACACATTAGAGTCTGAAGGTGGTGCAAGTCTTCGTGGTGCTGGTTGGCAATGTATTGGCGAGACAAACACGAAAGACCAAGGATGGAACAGATCAAGCAGGCCTCGCGTTGACACCCATCCCTTACAACAAAAACTTAAATGGCAAGCCTAAACAATACCTCTGATATTGCGCTTGAGCGGAGCGCCCCAGTTACTGGCACCACGACCCTTCAAACCAATCACAGCGTCGTGGGCAAACGTCATTGCCAGCGCATCCGCCATGTCTGGCGATGCTAAGCCACGACGACGCATCTGATCCTTACCCTCTAATTTCATACGACCTGTGCTCGTAAACTCATAACGAGGCGCTACTAGCTCTGAGATCAAGTCAGCCTCATCAGGCAAAGAAGTCTCACGACTCTCTAACCACTCCTTCATCTTCCACCACAACTCGGCCCGTAAGTTCAAATACGTCGCACCCATGCTGGGTGCTTCCGATGAATTAACGCCGCGAACAGGTAAACCAAGCTCGTTGAGGCGGTCAACAAGACCGCCCCCAACGCCAACAGAATCAACCAAGATCTCTTCTGGCAAATCCCTACCACCAGCCGCCTCAAATTCAGCCATGATGGCACCCGTGAGCTGCATCAGATCCAAACCCTTCCACTTACGAAAGCCTGTGACGACCCGCCCTCTGCGCTTACACATCACCGAGTAGTTGTCACCGAAACGAGCGACATCAATCCCCACTATCAACGGCGCATCCTCATCGACAGGCACATCCCTTTCCATTGCACCTTCAACAAGGTGCAATGGAATCACCGTGTTGTCGTCAGACTCTGGAAACTCACCCAACACCCGAATACGAAACTCCGTGCTCTCAGGGCTATAACGCTGCTTCATCTCCTCAATATACTTCTCAGATACACGAGGTGAATCCATGCAAGACACCTTACGACGCCACCATTGATCCGCCATCTTGTGGTGCGTGTCGTAAAAGAAACCAGAAGTACGAGTAGGGTTGCCAAGCAACACAGTGATTGCATTCTCAGCAGTCATAGAACCATAACCCGCCTCAAACACCTGTTCTGGTACGCCAGAAGCCTCATCTACCAATAGGTAAACATTCTGAGAATGCACACCCTGTAAACTCTCTGGATTCTCGGCTCTTGAGAATCTGGCTGCGAGGAATGCCTCCGTAGGGGAAGCCTTCAAAAAGATACGATCACTCTTATGCTCTAAGAGGTTATTCAGTATCTCAGGCAGCTCCTTCAGCCATAGCTTCACTTCTGCAAACAATCCATCCATCAACTGGGCAGAAGTAGGGGAGGTGCAAACAATCTTAACGGGGTAACGAGTCAGTAAAAACCAGATCATCGACCATGAAGCTACCGCAGTCTTGCCAACCCCATGACCGCTACGAATACTTACACGACGGGTGCCAGTAGCCAGAGCATTGAGAAACTCAGCCTGCCATGGGTCTGGGTCAACATGCAGTACATACCTAACAAACGACACAGGGTCACTGTGATAGGTTCTTACGAAATCTACGAAGGGGTTTTCAGACATCTAAACCCCACACATCCCGTCACATTCGTCCATAAAGCTAAAAGTCTCTTGATTTTCGTGAACATCTGTCAAATCAACCTCAGACAACGGAATCCTCGATCTATGCAAAAACAACAGGTTTCCCGGCGACGTTTTGTTTATTCCAAGGCGTATTTCACGATCTAACTCGATTGCGTCATCCCATGAAACCGGGTCGTTAGCCTTCATTTCTCTCCAAGTCGCATCATCGTGATAAGGACAAAACGTACAAGCACTCTTTTTAGGCAACTCGTTGTAGCCGTTTTCTCGCATCCATTCGAGACAGTTCAAACGAGACATACGCCTCTCAAGAAGTGGCCAACGATTCTGAACCCAAGCATCCCTAGATAGTTTCATACGCTGGATCTCGTCTTGGCTAATCCCAATCCACTGCTCAACAACAACCTCCTTCGGAGCCTTTTGACGAGGCTTCAACCCGATCAACTCTCGCAGCTTCCGATGAATAGGCTTGATCTTGTAATCACTAGTACACTGACGAAACAACATTCCATCACCAGATGGTGACAGAACAAACAAAGGCGGATTTGGAACACGATCACCCGTTGCAGCGCTCCTGATTAAATCATCACGAAGGCTACCTGCGCTGACACGATGGACAGGAAATGGAAGTTGAAGCTCCAACCAATCAAGCCACTCGTAAACATGAGAAGGCTCAGATTGCGTGTCTGCAAAGACAGCGCAATCTGGCATAGGTGTTATTTCACCCTTAGCCGCCATCAAAGCCATAACACTTGATTGAACGCCAGCGCCTAGCGATATAACAGTTAACTTAGCCATCACACATCCTCTTCACCAACATATGGCTCACCTTCATAGGTGAGCCATCCATATCCTGAAACTCCTGCGCTATCACCGGGGGTATCTGACGATACGACATCTTTTCACGACGTAATTGCCGCATCCTCTGGATCATCTCCTCACGATGAGGCATCTCAACAGGACGCTTAGCCTTATCGTCGCAAACTAAGTAATAGCCAAAGGGCAAAAAACCACCCGTGTAAAGACCACGATCCTTCAAATCACACATCGTTGCTTCAATGCGCTCAGCAATCTTTTGACGCTCTAAGTCGGCGCATAAAGCACCGACACTAATGAGAATCTTGGATTGGATAGAGTCGTCAGTAACCTCGCCCCAGTCGCCCGTAAGCAGCCTTACGCCACGATCTTTGAACAGCTTGATGACATCCATAATATCGAACATATCGCGCCCTAAGCGGTCTAGGCGAGCTACAACCACCGTGTCACCAGGGTCAAAATAAATTTTTTTTAACGACGGCCTCTCAAAGAAAGGACGGGTGCCTGAGATGCCCATATCTTCGAGGAATTTGTAGACCCGCATAGAGGCGTGGCGTAGGCAAATCTGAGTGATTTCCCTACGCTGAATCTCAGGGGAATGGTTTTCTGCTTGACGAGTCGTTGAGACACGGATGTATCCGTAGACCGTCATGCTTTAGAATCTCGGTTAGCCATCATTGATCTCCTTGGTTGTCGGTGATGGTTAGGTTCAGGGGGCGCTAGTACGCCCCCTTTACCGCCCATACTGTAACAGGTTGTTATACAAATGGAACAGGTGGGACAGGAAAAAAATTTTTGGTGTGTGTGGGCTTAGCCATGGCCATGCACCCTTGCCTGAGTTGCTGGGGGGTCGCTCCGCGGCGGTCTCAGCGATCACCCCACCCCCGTCGAATTAAGAAAGCCCCATAACCCCCTGTTTCACATGGCTTTTTTCTGTATTTGTCACAACGCTATAGCATTGTGACGCGATAACGCCTAAAAATATCCCGCACGCGATGCGCTGCCCTTCCTTAACAGTGTGCGCGAGTTGGGTTCCCACATACCTACCCATACAAAAAAAGCCTATTTTTTCGCTGTATCCCTATTGATACGGCGTGTCAGTCTGTTAATCTCTCCCCATGCCGTACTAGCGGCATTTATTCAACCAAGGGAATAAAGCATGAAAGACGACATAAAAGACCTAATGGAATACAAGCTCGAAGGCGACGAAACCTTTAGCGACTGCCACGACCTCTACGAATACCTCGACTACGACGGCTCAGTGCATGAACTGATCGACGGCGCTATCGACATCTACTATTACGACATTCGCAAGTGGGCAGTCGATAACTGGGCCTATGTTGAAGATGCAATGTCAGAAGGTCTCACAGAAGGCGTTACGGATTACCACAAGCTGATCCAAATAGGCCAATACGTTCAGCTATCCGAAGAAGCACGCGCAGCCACAGAAGAACTCTACGACGAATTAGATGGCGTTCTATTCAATGTGGAGGTGACTGCATGAACATCACCGCCAACACCAAGCTATCCGATCTCGAAGCGACAGGCTTACGCCTGCGCTTCGTAAAGCGACGAATCAGAAAGCTCTACCAAAAGCCTAACAAAAAAGCCTGCCAGCTTCGGGAGCTGCAACAGCTATACCGTGAATGGGCCGAGCTGGAACAAATCAACCAATAACCCAACGCCCAGCCCTTTTGGGGGCTGGGCTTTTTTGTGCCTGTAAGGAGGGCAAACATGCAATTTCAAAACCAAACAGAAGCGGCAGCCTTTGGGCTTTTCCTCGCCATAACAGCGCCAACTGAAGAGCAATCAAACGATGCCCTAGCCTTAGCTATGCAAATTTGCCAAGGGTTAACGGCAGGCGAATTCGAGCAAGCCAAAAGACAAGCACAAGAACTTGTTGCCAATGCTTAGCACCCACACCCAGCGCTTTTGGCGCTGGGTTTTTTTTAACCCCGAATCGCCCATAGCGAATTCGTTTGACCAAACTCGATTTACTATTTTTTGGAGAAACAATGAACTTTGAAATCAAAGCTGCAAAACCAAGACCCACCCACATATCCCCCGGCAAAGCCGTGTATCCATGGCATCTGTTGCAACCCGGACAAGGTTTCTTCGTGCCTGACGAGGGCATTGAGCGCAAAGCCAGCGGTCTAAAAACGACTGCTTACCAATGGGCGAGGCGGCATGGAAAACCAACGAATTACCAAGCATGGCGTCATTGTGAAGATGGTGTCGATGGTGTCTGGATTCAGCTTGGCGATGCCGCTGAGTGATTGACCCCAAGCACGAGGCTAACGGTGAAATCAGGGTGACTTTCCGCACTTACTGTCACCGTTGCCGTGATTTCACATTACTTACTGAGCGGAACGACTGGTACGAATGGAGTCGCTGTGAGAATGAGTCGTGTCGCTTTGAGACTGGAGAAGTTGAAATTGAATTCTTTAGAGACGACTAACACTTGGCATGGCAAATGCGCGATGGATTTTACGACGCAAGAGCTGCGAGAAGTCTTACGACTTATCGCTGCTGACGCTGAGAGATCAGTAGACCGCAAGATCCGAGCTGATGGCTTAGCCGACATACTTTACGAAGCTGCTGAACGACTGAAAGGAGAAACAAACCATGGTTAATGCAAAGAAAATGACTGCGCCGACGAAGCAACAGCTACGCGAAATGATCTCTGAGCTACGCGAAGAGGTCAGCCATTTGCAAAATCAATTGGCAGAAAACGAGTCGCTACGCGACAAGCTCGCATCAAAGGCGGGAATGGCCGACCACTTAGAAAAAACGCTGAAGGAGTACAGCGACTATCATTTTAAGGCGAGTTGCGTGCATGACCTTTCCGCACAGCTCACGCTAAACGATGTTTTCCACATCCTGTGGATGTTTAGAACGCGCCTAGATGCGGTCATACGGGATGGCGATGATGCAATCTGGCTAGAGTTTGCCGAATTTCCCTTTGTTGTTGAGGGCGGCAACCTCACCTTTGTTTTTGAGCGAGAGCAAAATCAGGCAACCGATTCCTAGTCGCTATCCTGTGGCAGCGCGTTTTGGGACGCGCTGACCACATCTTTCAGAGCCTGAATGTGCATATCCCCAAGGTTCACATTTACCTGAGTCGCCGGACGATTCCCATAGCTCTCTGGGTTCATTGCTCCCGCTAACCATTTACGAGTGTCTATCTTCAGCTTAGCCACTGCTACCTCTTCTGCAGTAGCACACTCGTCTGCTATCTGCAGTGTTTCCTCCGCTAGCGTATCGCTAGCTATCCGCCTAGCTTCCATATAACGACCCCAGCGGGATTCGTCACGACTACTCTTTGGCCCGCCATGAAGCCAAGTGTAAAAAATGCGATTACCAACGCCGGTCTCTTTTTGTAACGATGCAATGGTACGACCAGCCATGACTCGCTCAAATACCCAGTCTTCGCCGTATTCTTCGTCTAGTTTTTTACAGCCGACTCTCGTGAGTTTTTGCGCAACCATTTGGACTCCAGTTCATTTAGAAAATCATCGAATGGCATCAGAGCTATCTTCTGACAGTCGTTAACGACTTCATCTGCAAGCCATTGAAGCGGCATCACTGCCTGCCATTTCATTTGATCGAAACGGTAGGCAAGCACGGGCACCTCATGGTGCCGTGCTTGTTCGCAGGCTTGTTGCCACCATTCACGACGGTAGACATTACCCCGTTGGTATCGTTTTACCTCTAAAGCAATGCCGGGGATGCCGATAAGATCACAGCCGCCTAAAGCGGCTTGATCGTAGTTACGTTGGAGATCGAGGTCGGGAAACCTATTTTTAACGACTGTTATCAGCTCTAGCTCTCCGCGAGCACCTTTAGATCTTGATTTTTTACTCAAGATAGACTCCTGCGCTTTCGGAGCCACTTCGTCGGGTTCCGCTTACGGCGTCACCCCCCGCACTGGCGGGTTGGAGCCTTGCATATTTGATACGCTGTGTCAAATTTGTGTATCTTCTGTATCGTTAAGCTCAACGAACTTCAAAGTGTCAGTGCTGATTTTGATGTGTTTAGGCTTCGGCCATGGGCCATTTCTGAGCATAAAGTTCAGATTTACCCCCTGATCTGCCTTCGTCAGCATCATGCCGGTATCCATCCAGCCAACCAGACTTGAAGCGCCACGAGCGCCTTCAAAGCCGTCTTTCTCAGTCGCTCCTTTACGAGTGTGATGAACCAAAATG